ACCAGGTGAATCTACCCTTGCGGTCAGCAAGCCGGGCCTGCATCTCAGGGACCCATTGCTCGTTATTGAGGTCCTCATCAAGGTGGACTCTATCGGCCTGAAACCCCTGCGGAGGATCGCCCTCGGACGAGAAACAGTAGATAGTCCAGCCGTTGACCAACTCACATGAGTTCAAATACCCAGCCGACTTCAAGAGCCAGGACATGCTCTTTATCATCCGAGGCGGGATCAGGGGCGGGGCTGGCTTGGCCTGGGCCTCGCGTTCCTTGTCCCCCAGGAGCATCGGATCGAAGGCCCTCCACTCTCCGCTGGTCCTGTCCTTGATGATCTTGAAGGCCCCGGCACGGAACAGGTAGGGCACAACCACCAGGCCGATGTGCTTCCAGTTGGCCCCAACTATGACGAGATTCCCGCCTTCTTTTGGGTACTTGCCTTCGACGGGATGGGTACCAGTTGCGGCCCATGCGTCCTCGATAAACGTGCAAAGGGACTTGCCCGACCGATTGCCCCCGATCACCAGAGTTTCACTGGCCAGGCACTCGTGGTACTCCGACTGCTGGGGAGTTGGCCTGTAGAGCCTCAAGGCTTCGAGCCGCCTCGACTTCAACTCTCCCTGCAACGCCTTCAATTCCTCCCGCTGAAAGCCGGAGAAGTTCTTGATGGTCGGCAGCGGCTGCGGCGGCTGGCTCGACGGTGGATGTTTCTTCTTCATCTAAGACCCTGCCTCCTATGCGGGACATGCTTGCAACCTGGCGGATCCGCTTGTCGATCTCCTCCTCTAACTCATCCTCCGAGTACAGTTGGATGGGCTTCTTGGCCCCGCCTTGCTCGGTGTTCTTGGAAGCAAGGCGGACGATCATCTCCAGGACCGATGTGCGGATCCGGCTGCCGGGAGGGGACTCGAAATACTGCTTGAGCAGCAGGGCCGCGAAGCCGTTGGTGCCGCCGAAGTAGTGGAGAATGGCCTCCAGCATCTCGGCTGTGTGCGGGATGTTGGCCCCCCCGATGGCCGCCGCATCGAGCATGTGGGAGACAGCCTTCTTCTCGATCTTGTCGAGTTTCCGCTGCCGCTGGGCCTTGCCCTCACACGACCGGCAGACGGTCTTCCAGTCCCCGTCCTTGCCGCCGTAGCGACGAAAGTTCTTCTCCGTCAGGGACTTCACATGCTGGCAGACGATGCACTGCTTGTCCTTGGGAGTGGCGATCATTGGTCACCTATCCAACTGCATGATGGATCGGATCATGGGGCCCGAGGCGATTCCGCCCTGCTTCTGGGCTTCCTGGAGTTTCTCCTGCATGTTCTGCCTGTAGGCGGCCTGCATGGCCCTGTCAGCCACAGAGGGCTCATTCAGGTACCCGGCAACTTCCCGGATCATCTCCGGGCCCACTGGGATCAGGGAGTTCTCGTCCTGTTCGAGCATGGCCCGCTCGTAGTCCTCGCTGTCGAGGGCCACTCGGTCCAGGTCGATAGGGCGATTGAGCCTGCGGGCGATTTCGTCCTGCAGGGCCATGTACTCGCGGAGTCTGCGGATTCGTGATGACATAGGTATGGATGCCGGGGGCCTCCCTGCCACCCGGTCATTTCGGTGAGCACTTGCCGTCCGGGCACCGGGCTGCGGACTTGCACTTGCATGTTGTGGGACAAGGGCACTTCTGGAGGATCCGGCCATCCGGCTTCCAGTAGCCGTCCTTGCAGGTCCCGCCACACACGCACTCGGTCGGCTTCGGGCCAGGCGTGGGCTCGGGCTCCGTGGCGAACGTCGCGTAGGCTGCGGACACAGCGGCAGCGGCTCGGGGCTGCTCGGTGTCGATGGCCGTGGGGTCAGACGAGAGCCAGGTCAGGAACCAAATCAGGAGTTCCCACATCTACCACCCCCTTGCGTGATTCAGGTGTGCGTAGCCACTCTCGTCCACGAGGACCGACTGGATCTGTTCGTTGTGTTCTTTGGGGGCAGGCTCGGCAAACGCTGCAAACCACAGTGCGGTCTTGGCGAAGCGGACGATGGCCGCGAGTACGGGTCGGCTCTGGTGAGGGCTCGGGGTGACCTCGGCGGATGCCCGCCATCCCACGAACAGGCACACCAGGCACACGACGATCAGCGACTGCTTCGACACAGTGACCATCACATAACTCCTCACAATGCGAGAAATAGGGCGAGAGGCGTCGGGGAGAGCCAGTTGCCATGATGCAGGTCTCTCCACCCGAAACCGTCAATGCTGCCGACAGCGAACGAATCCTCTCCGGCGAGCATGCCGTCGATCACCTTCGCGTCGATCCAGAAGGACCCTTCCGGCATGTCATCCGGGAACTTAGGCCCGGACACCCAGGAAGGACCCCAAGAGTTCAAACACAAGAGCCCAGGTCGGTCATAGCGAACCGATACCAGGGCCATGCAGTGAGCCCAGGAACCAGAGGGAGCACAGAAGCCCTGGTCATCCCTGACAGACCGGAACCCATAACCTGAACAGACGGCCACCGGGAACCCGGACTCGATGGCCGCCGCCGCCTCCCGGAAGTTCCGCACCAGGGCCACATGCTTGGCCGGGTGGGCCTTGGCGATCAGGTCCAGTTTGCCCTGGTCGTTTTGGCCTCCGTTGCCCCAATTTCCCCAGTCTTTGGCCCTTTCCGGGGAGTATTGGGTCAGGTCATGCCCAGGATACTGCTGTCTATATATAAGACCCCAGTCCCGGAGCCACTTGGCAGCCGCCCCTCCATAACTCCCATCGGAGTACCCGGCCTGCTTTTTGCCACGGGCCTCCACCCTGCTCCCGCCATAGATGCTCTCGGTCGCGGGAAACGGAGGAGGGTTGGCCAGACGGCCGGTCTCCCAGTCCACGCTCTGGGCGATCCATACACAGTGGGCGAACCCCCAGGACACGCAGTCTCCAATTCCCTGTCGGCCTACCACCCACGGCTTGTTGTAGACAGCCTGATGGGCCTTGTATGCAGACCTGTAGAGGAACGTGTCCTTGCCCTTGGACTCCCTGATGGCTTCCTCGCCAGCCTGGGCGAACAGCGGCTTGTCGAGTTCCGACAAGAACTGCTTGGTCCCGTCCGGGTCCGGCGTGTAGCCGAACTTCTTGGGGGCGGGCCTGTAGATGTAGGCAGCCACCGCCATGCCGACTGCGATTAGCAGCAGCCCGGTGGCGATGCCCTTGATCGAGATAAGGCCCTTATTTTCCTGCGGCACGGCTGGCTTCCCTCGAAATCTCGAAGAACGAGTCAACCCACTTGGCCCGCTGCTCCGGGGTTACGGGCCCGCCGCTCACGCCAACGGCCTCATTCAGGAAGTGGCAGACTTCATCTCGCACCTTGGGCTGCCGCTCACCGATGGACTCGCCACGCATCCGCATCTCGCGGGCGGCGATCCGCAGTTCATCGAACTGGATGCCGGTCTTGAGCCGGGGGCCACCCTCTCGTTGCCCATCGGCCTGGAGGACGCGAGCCAGTTCATCCGTCAGGGCCGACAGGCGGGCTGCGTCGCTGGCGGCTGCGGGGCCAACGAACTTCCCGGCCAGCACGATCCTGGCTGGGCTGTCATCAGGCGTAGGGGCAGGGGCACGGGGCCCTGACGCCAGGGACAGGACGGCGATCACCCCGAGTGCAGCGGCGGCGTAATGCCTTGCCTTCTCGCTCACGACTTGGGCTCCTTGCGGGACCGAGGCTTGGGCTTCTTGGGGGCCCGCTCTGCGACAAGCGGCGGATCGACCGGCTTGCTGGCGGGCCACAGCAGAAGGGCGGCGGCAGAGACGATGCACACGATGGCGATCACGACTACTTCCTCACGAGTTGCAGCACGATCTCGATGGCACCAGAGGCGGCAGCCAGGAGGGAGGCACGGACGGCAGGCTTGGCGATGATCCAGATGGGCCACATGTAGGTCGGCACCACCTTGTCAGCCACCTCGTCAAACAGTTCCCCGAGGGCGTCGAGGACCATCTCCTTCTTGAGTGGCCCGGCAGTATCGAGGGCATCGGCGGCCTCGATGGTGAGTCGCATCAGAGCCAGGAACAGTTCCCCGAACTCCGACAGCGTCAGGCCACCCTGGGCCTTCAGTTCAGCCACGACAAGGAACGCCCGGACCTTTGCGGCAAGGGTGTCGAGCGGGATGGCCACGGCAATGCACGGCTCAGAAATCATGTCTGTCCTCCCTAAACAGACTGGCACCGTACCGATGACGGCCCTGGGGCTAACGTCACCAGTACGGTGCCAGTGATTGCGACTTCATTGCTCAGATCACGGCGACGAGGCACGGGCCGACCGGGCATCGAAGCCGATCAGGATCCGCACCTTGCCGCTCGCCGGGGCGGCCAGGACCACGCCGCCAGTCTTGTTGGCAACGTGAGCCACGACCGCACCAGCCGTAAACGAGATCCTGTCACCAGCAGCCAGGCTCGCAGCAGTGTTCGCCGTAGAGGGGCCAGTCACGACCATCCAGAAGATGTCGTTGACCGCCACGCCAGCAGCAGGCAGATACTCGTCCGCCACGCCGACGATCAGGTCATCGACGCCAGCCGAGCCGTCCACTTCCGAGAGCAGGGCCGAGGCCTTAGCCTTAATCACCGTGCCCGGAGTGATGGCACCAGCGGAGGTGTTCCGCATGGCGACGCACTTGACGGGGGCGTTGCTGTTCACGACGCCCGTTCGGGGGTGAACGTCAACGAACACCTTCTCGGTGCCGACGATGTGAGTGCCGTCGTTGGTCGAGGACACACCCAGGGTCTGGCCACGACTGAACCACGGATCGGAGTCGATATTGCTCATGTTTCTGGTCTTTCCTTCGGGGCTTTAGGTTCAGGCGATGGCCTGCAACTTGAAAAAGTTGCGGGGCGAACGGAACTTGAGGTTTGCGAGTACGCTCACGACATACCGATAGGACTGCATGTCCTCGTTGTAGAACGGACCTTCAGCCGTCATCAGGCTGCCTTCCATGCAACGGAGTTCCATGTTGGAGATGGAGAGGCCGTATCCACACCCCGAGGGCACGGCGTATTCCGTGCTGATCTCGACACCGTCCTGCTCGAACACATCGTTGAAGCCGTATGACTTCAGGCCGTTGGTCCGGGTGACGATCACACGCTCCTTGGAATCGAGTTTGTTGAGGTACTCGATGTAGAGTTTGCGATCCAGGAGGACCATGTCGATCTCGGACTCCTTCGTGTCGTTCCGCTTGGTCTGATGAATAGCCTCGCGGGTGGCGACAACGCAGTTGTCCTTCCAGGTGTTGGTCAGACCTCCGAAGGCCGATGAGGTGTAGTTCACCACGACCGGGCTGTAGAAGTCATACTCCGGGTCGGCCACGCCGTTCGGCCACACGCCCTCGACCTGCGAGCCAGCGATGGCACCGAGGCCGGTGTTGACGCCAGCGTAGGTGTCGGCCGGGAAGCCAAACATGTCGGCGGCGTTGGCAGCACGCTGGGCACCCGTCCCGACGTTGACCGTGCCGTTGATGCCGAAGAACGACTCCAGACCATGGAACCGGAGTTCGTTCCCGGCCGCATTACCGTCGATGTAGATCTCCTTGGCGAGATGCTGTTCCATCGACTCCTGAAGTCGGCTGGCCATCTTGCCTGCCACCTGGATCAGTGCCTGCTGACCGCGATTCTCCAGCATCTCCTTCTTGTAGATGCTGTCCGTAACTTGGTAGCCACGGTACGGGAGTTGGGCGTCAACCCAGAGGTTCTGACGGGCGAAGACGCGCGGGGTCTCACCGTTATTGCCAGTGACGGGCTGATTGCGATAGCGAACCTGCCAGTCGAGGCCGCGACCACCCTGGTTCATCACGACGTTGCCGCTGTTCTCAAGTGCCGAAAACACCTTGAACTTGCGGAACGTAGTCAACTCCTCCTCGCGGAGATAGTTGATGATCGTTGTGCCGATACTGCGTGCCCAGTCCGTGGCCGAAGGCATGTGCTTTCCCTTTCAGGTTGCTTCTTTAGATCAGGCCATCTGCTGAAGCCTGGTCGCGGAAGAATTGCTCGAAGGATCTTTTGGGTTTTGGGGCTCTAGGGTCGGTCAGTTGAGTGCCGGACGAGCGGCTCGGGTTTCTCGATGCTTCTCGTCGCAGGTACTCCATGTTTTGCTGGGCGAGGTCAGGCTTCGGCTGCGGCGGGGGTTCCGTCGCAACCGGCATCTCTTGCTGCGGCGGCTGGTAGGCAGGCTGTGCCGCGTACTGCTGCTGCTGGGCAATCGACGCTTGCTGTTGGTCGAACGCCTGGGCGAGCATGTCCCTTTCGGTCATGGCCACGGCGTACTTCCAACGAGCCTCAGGGCCTTGTATTCCCTGACTCCTGGCTTCGTCGATGTATTTATGTACCAGCATGCCCTCAGGTGTCACTTGACCGGTCTCAGAATCAAACAGCCAGTCACGGTTGGACTGTTCGATGTTGGTGACGTACTGCTGCTTGGCCTCTGTGTCGAACCGATCCTGGACGATCTTCTCGGCCTGCTGCTGGGCAAACTTCTGCACCATCGGGCCAAGGGTTTGCTCTGGGTTTTCGAGGAACTTCTTCGCGAAGTCCGCCCGGTACTGCATCCAGTCTTCTAGTGCAGCCCGTGCGTCGAGAGGGGCGTTCTCGGCAATGGCGTCACGCCCGTTCTCGTCCTTGGTGAGGTACCGCTTGTAACTCTCTTTGAGTTCTGGCGGGTTCCACCAGGGAGATTCCTCTTTGGGCTGGGCGGCCTGGAGTTGCGTGGCCTGCTGGACCTGGCCGGACTGCGAGGACTTCCACTTCTCGTAGTCGGGTCGGTTGGCGAAATACTCTTGGGCGTACGGGATGTACTGCTGGTACTGGGCCAACTTGTGCTGGGCGGCCCGCTCCCGCTGCATCGCCTGGTACAGGTACGACGCGATGGCCCGGTCATCCTGGCCCTGGAACTCAGGCAGTTGCTTGAAGTTCGACCAGACGTTGTCGGATTGCGGTTGAGCCGACTGTTGGGGCTCTACGGAACCGCCGGAGTCCTGGGTTGCAGTGCCAACCGAGGAGGATTCGACTTCAGATGAGGCATCGACCTCGCCGCCCTGATCGCCACCTTCGATGTCCATGACAAGCCTCCTGTACCTATGAACAGCAGCCTGTCGCTGAATATCAGAGCCCCGCTGTGGCGTAGCAAGCGGTTTTAGCGGAGGAGCATCGGCCCAAAGGCTGGGGGCAGGTATGCCGGTTGCTTGGGAGGACTAGGCATGCTGCCAATCACCTCTCCGATGGCGGCACCGGTTCTGCCTAGGGCTGTGCTCTTGTCGAAGGACTCTTGCGACTGGCGATTCATGGCTGCCAACTCACGGGCCGCCTGCTCTCGCTGCTTGGCCTGCCGGTCGTACCAGTCGTTGAAGTTGCCCTTGAGCATCTGGGATCGACTGGGCACCTGCGACGGATCGTTCCCAACGGTCACGCCCTCTGCCAGTAGTGCTGCCTTGAGATCGGGCCGGTTCTCCCAGCCGCCCTCCCAGGCGCTCGGGAGCCCACGCAACTTCGGGAACAAGAGCGCCGGACGTTCCTTGTGCCTCGCGGTTCCAGCCCCCTGAATGGCGGCCCCGAAAGCCCCGTCTTCCATGGACTCTCGAACTGCGAAGGCACCCGGCGAGGCGGCTGCGATGGGTGCGGTCTTTCCGGCGATGTGGGCCCCGTACCGGCTGGCAACGGGGATCGACGTTTTGGCTAGGCCCTTGGCCGTGGCGTTGACTGCTTTGCCCCCAGCAAACATGGCGGGAAGCGAGAAGTCGGCAAACA